GTGACCGGCAAGGTCAAGAATCTGCAGATGTCAGTTGGCGGCCTTGTGGGCGGCTTTGGCGCGCTGACTGGCGCGCTCACTGCTCTCGCTGCAGGTGGCGCATTGAAAGGTGTCATGGACACTTTTGGGCAATACCAGGCCGACATCTTGGCGCTGGACCGTGGGTTGAAGAACCTTGGCGGCACCGCTCCGGCCAGTTTGGAGCCGCTGAAAAAGCTGGCATCAGACCTGGGCGAGCAGACACTGTTTAACGAGGAGGACTTCAACAAAGGCTTTGCCCTGCTTACATCCTTCGGGAACATTGGCGTTCAACAATATGAACGTGTCGCCATGGCGGCATCCGACGTGGCGCAGATCTCGGGCACGGATGTTCGATCTGCGATGATGCAACTAGCCAAGGCATTGAACGCACCATCGCAAGGTGTTGCGGCATTGGCTCGGTCTGGCATTCAGTTCACCGAAGCGCAGAAGGATGTTATCAAGGAGCTTGAGGCAACAGGCAGGATTGCACAAGCGCAAGAGCTGATTTTCAAGGAGCTAGAGAAGCAATACGGCGGCGCTTCTGTTGCGGCTGCGCAAGGGTTTGCCGGCTCTCTAGACACGATGGGGGAAAAGATCTACGACGTGCAGAAAGCACTCGGCCCACTGATTGAGCAAAGTCTGACGCCTCTTGTGGCCTTGCTTACAGAGACGGCCGACGTACTTGCCAATCAGCTGCTGCCTGCCATAGATAGCCTGCCGAATCCTGTTAAAACCTTTGCGGGTGCGCTTGCTGGGTTGACCCTAGGCTTCATTGCCTTGAAAGCTGCGATCTCCGGTGTGCTCGCCATAGCGGGCACTGCTGCATTCGCTTCGCTGTTGGCTGCTGGCCCGTGGCTATTGCTTGCATCTGGCATCACCGCAGCAGCGGTTGCCCTTGGTAGCTATAGAACCGAAGCGCAGAAGCTGAGCCAGTCGGTTGGCGCCGCAGCTCGCGGAGGTGGCGCAGCTGATATTGCTGTTGCCAACCGTAGGGTCCTGGTTCTAGAGAAACAGATTAGCGAGGCAGAGCGCGAGCAAGAAAGATTGGCAGGAGCCAGCGGTCGTGCTGGTCGTGGTCAACAACGGAACATCGCTCAACGGATCGCAGACTTGCAGGCTCAACGCAATCAAATCAAGCGAGACATTGCTGCTGGCGAGCGCGCCACAGCGTTGCCGAATGCTGTCACACCAATCACGACCCCAACCGGCACCACCCCAACCGGCACCCGCTCCGGCGGCGGCGGCACCAACCAAACCGCCCGCGAAGCTGACCGCCTTGCGCAAGAACTTGAGCGCTCACTAGCTGCTGGCCGCCAACTTAGCACGCAGTTCACAAGGCAGATTGCATTGATGAATGCTGCTACAGATACTGAAAAGCAGCGCCTGAAAATACAGTTTGATTATGAAGACCGCGCTAAGCAGATTGCAGAATTAAAGAACAAGGAGCAGCAAGCTGCTTTGACATTGCAGAATGCTGATATTAAACGGCTGGAGCTTATCAACCTGCAAACCGAAGCAATCAAAAGGCAAGCAGAAGAGGCTGAAAAACTATTCAAGGAAGAGCTTGATAAAACGGAGTTCAAAGTAGCGGGTCAAGACACAGTCGCCAGTGGCATCAACGAGCGCATTAAGCAACTCCAAGACGACCTAAACCCTGTCAAGCTTGCCACGGATTCAATCGTGAGGGGTGCGGAATCAATCGGCAGCGCATTCGGTCAAGCATTCCAAGATGTAGCAACCGGCGCTAAGTCAGCGCAACAGGCATTATCCGATGCGTTCAAGTCGATTGGCGAGGACTTCATCAGCATGGCCGCTGAGATTATTACTAAGCAGCTGACATTGATTCTGCTGCAAACCATCTTTAACGCCTTAAGTGGTGGCAGCACATTAGGCACTGCAAACAAAAACCTGACGGGCACAGGCGCACTGAAATCACCTATCCCTGGCCTGAAAGTCGGCGGTTATGCCGAAGGCGGTTTCGTCAACAAACCGACGCTGGCCATGGTCTCCGAAGGCGGCGAATCCGAGTATGTCATCCCTGCTAGCAAGATGCGCACCGCAATGCAGCGCTACTCCAGCGGCGCACGCGGTGATGCAGTGATCCCCGGTAGTGGCTCTGAGCCGGCGGCAGGTGGTGGCGGCGCTGCAGTAGCCGCCCCAATCGACGTGCGTTACACCGTGGAGCGCATCAACTCAGTTGATTACGTCACCGCTGATCAGTTCCAAGCTGGGTTGCGTCAGGCAGCTGATCAAGGCGCAAGGCAAGGTGAACGCCGCGCATTGACTAGCTTGCGGCAAAATACAACTACACGCCGGAAGGTTGGCATCTGATGGCAGACGCACTTGCCTTTGCGCAATACATGACATTGCGCAGCGCTGATGGCGCGACACGGTATTACTTTCAGAATTACTGGATCAATGAAGACGCACCCAGTAAAGATGGCAGCATTATCTATGGCTTTATGCCATTTGCGTTTAGCGGTGTTCTAGTCACTAAAACCGGAGATAATCAGCCAGCTACCTTAGCATTCCCCAACAATGAGCTAAGTCGCGGATGGGCGGAAACTGCCGTGCAAAACATCTGGATGGCTGACGTACAAACTGTAATTGTCGATCCAGATAGCAAGCAGAACTACACCGTACTATCTGAATACGTCGGGCAGATTGTTTCAGGTGGATGGGACGATACGACACTGCAACTTGAAATGGCATCTGTGTTAGATGCAGTTGGGGCTGACGTACCGCGCAAGCGACTGACGCGACAGCTTGTCGGCAACCTACCTCTAACCAGTAGGATTCGCCTGTCGTGATCGACCTGATTGGCCGCCCCTATCGCCTAGGCGCCGATGGCACTGACCCTGATGGCGCATTGGATTGCATACACCTTGTTTTTACAGTGCTAGATCGCCTTGGCTTGCCGCATCCTGTTTGCAAAGCAGAATGGTATGAAGGCAAGTCATTTGCCCGTGATCTACTGACGTGGTGCCGCAGGGTTGACCTGGCCGCCTACGATGGTGACGTGCTACTGCTACCGCAAGAAACCACATCCTTTGCGGTCTACTGGGAAAACGGATGCCTCTACATCAACCAGCATTTGAAGGCGGTGGCATGGTGCCCTATCAGCGCAGTGCAGAGCTACCGCTGCTTCCGTTTGAGAAGCGTCTGATTCAAGAGCTTGGCTGCACTGAGGAGGAATACCGAGCCTTTTCTGAGCACGTTAGAAAGCATCCGTATATCAGGCCAGCGGAATATGTGTATGTGCCGGATGTGCGCAACGATGCAGGTTTAACTGTCGCAATTATCAGCCTTGTCATCGGTCTAGCATCGACTGCCGCATCATTCCTGCTAGCACCAAAGCCGCAGCAGCCAGGGGAATCAAGGATTAAATCCCGCCAGCTTGGCGGCAAAAGGGGGCGTGATGTTTTCACGCCAACCTACGGCTTTGACTCGCTTCAAGAGTTAGCAGCCTATGGCACTGCTGTGCCGATCGTGTTTACCAAGCAAGAATCACACGTCGATAGCACTGGCGCACCTTATGTCAGCGGCGGTGTTTTGATCTCGCCGCTGCTGGTCTGGTCGCGGGTTAGAAGCTGGGGTTCATATCAGGTCGCGGATGTGATTGCAGTTGCTGGTCAAGGCCCAATGGCCAAGCCAGCACTAAGCGCATTGTTCTTGGGCAATATCCCTATCGACGCGCTTTACGATCAGTTTTATGAGTTCTACTGGAATGCAGGATACGAAACGCTTGGCGCTGGCAGCCGACTGCGCATGTATAACCTGCGCTATGGCGATTTTGCGTTAGAAGGCGCCACTGATCGCGCTAGCAATGAGCAGGCTTTTGTATGCCCAACAGCATTAGGCAATGCCCAAGCGGGCTTTAGCGGTACGTTTACGCCAACATCACAGACGCAGTTTGGTGTTTTCAACGGCATTCCTAATGGCACACCGCACAGGCCGGACTGGAAAGTTATTTCAGTCCCCGACGAATGGGGAAGCGATCAGCGTGGTGATGCACGAGAAGAGATCAAAAAATATGTGCCACGGTATCTGCGTGTATTCCATCCATTCGGTGCGTTTGGAATGCCAGGTACGGGCGTAAATTATGCTTCACGTATAGGTGTCGTTGCGCATAAGGCTGTCGGTGCAGCTAGCTTCACATCAATCGAGCCGATCACAGTTTTTGATTCTGGCGGAGACGATGTGCCAGCGCGTTGGACAAACCTTAAGCAGGATATTGCCGTTGACATAGGAGACGAGATTATCATCAGCCTTGGTCATAATCGGCAAGACAAAAAACCGTTTGGAAACAAGGCTAACAATGCACAGCAAAAGATAAAGGTTGATGACGTGCGCAACAACGTCGAATCAACAGTTTCGCGGGCAGATCAAATCCTGAAGCGTGGCACTACGATCATGCTGGGGCGAACGATGTGGCAAGTCCTTAGCCGTAGCCCTGATGAGTATTACAGGCCAGATTTAGCCAAAAGTGGCGGCATCAATATCCGGCTGAAATGTATTGAAGCTTGGGGCGAGGCAACTAGGCGGATTGGATTGGTTGCAGAACAAGCAATCAAAGTTGAAAACTACCTTAAATACGCATCGCCCTTTGACGAAATTGACGAAGCATGGTATCCAATCCTCAGGTATGAAGCAGCAACGGTTCAAAACACGCGCCGCTGTGACGTAACTGAGATCGGTATCAAGTCACGAGTATGGGCACGCTTCAATAACATCACAAACTTCAATTCACTGCCAACACCATTTGAGCTAGCTGGTAATGGCAAAGGCGACGACAAAAGTTACAACAAGCGCAATGTCATACTGCGCGAAGGCAAGCTCACTAAATATGTGCATCGTGTGTCATTTTTCGCGCTTGATGTGCGTCCGTCTAATGCGGACCAAGCTCGCAATCAAACCGACAACGAAGGATGGGCATTCCTTGGGCCTTACATCTTTGCTGTAATGGGTTCGGCGCCTGTTGATCTGTATTCCTTTATCAGAATCCGCCACCCCAATCGCGGGCAATACGAGTATCGCTTCCGTCCGTTTAACAGCGCTTGCTTTGCGCATCAAGGTGATGGCAGCTTTGAAGTGTTCAAGCTTGATGGCGGTCATCCTGTACTGCGAAACCTAACAGCTGATGGCGGTTTTGCGAGCGGCTGGGAGACCTATATGGGCAACTTTGTTGTATTTGCGCGTGGTGAATATATCCGCCCCCGCGATTGGTACTACCACAGGGAAATGGCGGGCGAACCGAGTCAGATTGATCCTGATGGTGATGGCATCGTCAACTTGTCATTAGCCACATTCCAAGTGGCTGGCGATGATCTCGGTGATGTCGATCTTGATAGCGTGGTCGCAGCAGAAAATACACCTACCTTTGGAATTGACGCGCCAATTAGTAAATATACGCTTAGCAACATTCTTAGCAATGCGTTCGGCGTAGATCCTTATTTCGACAACCTACCCGATGGCACTCAACGTGCTTTTACAGGTTGGACTGCAGCATCGTCTGAGTTAGGCGGTCGATCTATCACAATGGAAATAACCGTTGAGTCTTACACCGAAGCAAGTCCTGGCGGCGCTGCACGCAATAAGTGGTGGCGCATTATTGAACACCGCGTTACGGCTACGACAGGCAAATGGACTGAGGGCGATACATTCGTCAAGTATTCCCAGAATGCAGCTGGCTATAGATTCAAGTTTGTCTATGTCTACAAAAAGCGTTATGTCGCTGTAGAAGACGACAGCCCGGCAACACGCATGTTCCAGCGCTACAGCGGAATCGCTGAGGTATCTCATTACGGCGATCTGATCACAAGAAGCTGTGATGATGGACCTGAGCATGAGATTGTTTACGTCAACGAATGCCTAGACGAAGATTCAATTCCGCAGTATGACAACTGCGCAATGGCTGGCTTGAAGTTGCGGTCTACTGAAAACTTCAATCAGCTTGATCAGCTGCGGTGCATGATGGCAAACGGCATTGAGGTTGAGCGACTCACGGACGGCGGCACCGGGCCAAGTAATCTGCTGACTGACCTGTTCTGGTATCTCTGCACCGACAAGGACACTGGCGCTGGTGATGTTATCAGCCCGGACATCATTGATCGCGCTGCGCTTGCTGTTACTGGCAGCTATCTAAAAGTCAATCAGCTTTACTACGACGATGCCATCAGCGAGCCGCTGAACCTACGTTCGTGGACTGCGGAAGTTGCACCTAGCGTGTTGTGCTATCCAACCTTGAAGAATGGCAAGATGGCGATCGAGCCTGCATTGCCCTATACAAGCTCATACGAAATTGATGGCACAACGCCAGTCGCTATCAGTGGCATGTTCACCGATGGCAATATCATCGAAGGTAGCTTTGCTGTTGATTGGTTGGAGCTGGAAGAACGCAAAATGTTCCAGGCTTCAATCAGCTACCGCTGGACGGGCGTTAATAAGTTCCCAGAGCAGCGCACCGTAGTGATTCGCTATACCGGCGACGGTGAAAAGCCCATTGAAACCTTTGAGTTCCCGCATATCACCGGAGATGAGCACGCTAGAAAAGTTGCGCGTTATTTCCTGTCGCTACGCAAGCACATCACCCATACGGTTACGTTCAAAACTCTCCCCTGGGGCCTGCAGCTGGCACCGGGCAACTTTATCCGTGTTGCAACTGAAATCAGTCCCTACAACCCAACTAACAACGGCATCATCAAGCCAGACGGTACTGTGATTGCAGTGTCGCCACTTGCTGATGGCAATTACAGCGTCTATTACTGGGAGCGCAGTCAACCCGAAGTGGCAAGCGGCACTCTGACCATTGCAAATGGCGTTGCAACCAATTTGCGCAATACCGTCTTTTCAGTAATCAACGGCAATGTCTTGAGCCAGGTCTATCAGGTGGAAGCGCTTGATATTGATTCTGAAGGTATCGT